AGATGATCAGGATGATTTTCATGAAAGAACGGCGTTTGTATTAGAAATGGCAAAGAAATATGGTTATATAGGATTAAGTAGATTACATATTAGTGCATGGAATAAAACAACAGGAGTATAATGAAAATGAAACCATTAGGAGATTTAGTTCTCATAAAAGAACATGACCGAGTAGAAACTACAAAATCTGGGATTATAATTCCAGATTCGGTCGACGGTAATTATGTATACGGAGATATTATAGCAGTAGGTCCCGGATTATTTTCTGCAAATGGAATAAAAATTCCAATGTCAGTAAAAATGGGAGAAAAGGTATGTTTAAATAAACAAACCCGTAATGTAATTAAATTAAACGAAGAAGAATATATATTAGTACGTGAATCTGAAATATTAATGAATTCCAGGGGGTAGTCTTTTAAAAAGAGAATATAAATATGGAAACAGTAATTTTAGTATCAGTTTTGTCAACATTAGGTATAGTTGCAATTGCAGTAGCTTTTGTGGTTATGTTTAAGAAGTTGAATAATAAGGTTGATGTTGGAGATAACGAAAACATTTACCGAGAGTTGGATGATTTGTCCAACAATTTAAATAGGAGAATCGATGAATCCGAAAATCAGCAAGGAAGTGAATTAGAAAGCATTTCTATGGATGTATCTAGGAGAATTGATGATCTGGAACAAAATCAAGATCAAGGATTGGCAAGTACCCATGATGATTTATCTAAATTAATTGATGAATTAAGAAATGGTTTTTCCATTGATTTTGATAATGTTAACCGTACGATTGATTCACGATGTGATAAATTGTATGATTTAATAACAACTAAAAAGAAGTAATTTAATAATTTAAAAAAATAGATTTACCCTCTGGAATTTTTTAAAAATAAATAAATGGTCGAGAAAAAAATAAATTTAGAATTAGTAAAGATAGGATTCGCAAATGGAATTGCTCAAGGTAATCCATTAACTAAGGAACAAAAACAATTGATGATTACAGAGGCAGCAGATGCTTTTGGAAAATTTTTAGATGCCCTAAAATGTGATTGGAGAAATGATCCAAACTCGGATAATACGCCCAGACGTGTTGCAAAAGCATATGTAAACGACCTATGGTCGGGTAGATATAATGCGCCACCTGATATTACCGCATTTCCTAGTGATGGATATGATGGTATGGTATTTGAAGGAGGAATTCCATTAACATCTATGTGTTCACATCATCATCAAACAATTAGTGGTAAAGTACATGTCGCATACATTCCTGGTAAAGATAGTAAAGTAATCGGACTTAGTAAATTGAATAGGTTGGTAGAACACTTTGCCAGGAGAGGAGCAATTCAGGAACAATTAACTATTGCAGTACATAATGCAATTAATAAAATTATTATAAATAATAATGGTGTAGCAGTAATGATAGCAGCTACTCACAATTGTGTACAATGTCGTGGAGTTAAACATGGCGGAGCTAGTATGAAAACAAGTAAGCTTACAGGAGCATTTTATCAAGATCCTGCTACTAGACGTGAATTTTATGAATTTATAAAAGGTTATTAAATGTATCAGGCAGTAGCTTATAGACGTAAGGATAATACAATACATATTTGGGATGATATGAAAGGTCATAAACAAATAAAATATCGGCCATATGCATATCAGAAACATCCAAATGGTGACCATGTGGCATTAGATGGAACAAAGGTAGAAAAGATTTATAGGTTTGATAGGGACGATAGAGGATTATATGAAAGCGATGTAAATCCGGAAACACGTACATTAATTGATATGTATGCAAATAGTGATGAATCATCAGTAGGACATAGGACATTATTTATTGATATTGAGGTAGATATTTCAACGGGATATCCGACACCAGAAGAAGCGCAAAATCCAATAACATCTATAGCAATATATGACCAAGCAGGAGATCAGAGATCTGTATTTATTCTAGACAAAGAAGGAGTGGTTGATGATCAAGATGCATCATCTTATAGAATATTTGCGTTTGATAATGAGGCTGATCTTCTTACTAAATTTTTACATTGTTATTATGAAATACAACCAACTATTATAACCGGATGGAATATAGATTTCTTTGACATACCATACATATATAATAGGATAGAAATTGTATTAGGTACTAGGCAAGCCAGGACGTTGAGTCCAATTAAAGATGTTATTTGGTTAAAACATCGTAATAGATATAGAATATCTGGCGTAGCATCTTTAGACTATATGGCATTATATAAGAATTTTACATATTCAGAAGAAAGTAGTTATTCTTTAGAAGCTATTAGCCGTAAAGAATTAGGAAAAGGTAAAATTCAATATGACGGTAATTTAGATACTTTAATGAAAGATGATATTCAGAAGTATATAGATTATAATATGAATGACGTTGATTTAGTTGTTGAAATAGATGATAAAATGAAGTTATTAGATCTGGCCAGAGGTATATGTCATAAAGGCCATGTTCCATATGAAGATGTATATTTTTCAACTAGATATCTAGATGGCGCCAGTTTAGTTTATTTAAAGCGATTAGGAATAGTTGCACCAAATAAACCAGAACGTGATAATTCAGAGCTTGATTTATTAGGAGCATATGTAAAGGCACCTAATCCCGGTAGATATAAATGGGTATATGATTTAGATTTAACTAGTCTATATCCAAGTATTATTATGACATTAAATATATCGCCAGAAACCAAAATAAAAAAATTAGATGGGTTTAATGGTCAAAATTTTGTTAAAAATGTAGAACCAATTGATAATGACGGTACAGATATAAAAGAATTGAAATCATACCTAACAGAGAATAATTTTTCAATTGCAGCTAATGGAGTTATATATGATAGGACCGATAAAGGGTTTATTCCGAGTATTTTAGAAAAATGGTTCAAAGAGCGTGTTGAATATAAAGATTTACGGAAGAAATATGAAAAAGAAGGTGATACTGCAAAAGCAGAATATTTTGATAGATTGCAATCGGTTACCAAAATTTTATTAAATTCATTCTATGGAGTATTAGGAAATCCAAGTTTTAGATTTTTCGATCCAGATAATGCAGTAGCCACAACCAGTACTGGTCAACAGTTAATTAAATTTACAGCAGATATTGGAAACCAATATTATACAAAGGAATTAGGAGTTAAAAAGGATTATTGTATATACACTGACACAGATAGTACATTTTTTAGTTCTCTGCCTATAATAGAGAACAGGTACCCAAATATCGATACCACAGATGAACAATTAATGGCTCAAAAGACTATTGAAATTGCCGGTGAATTGCAGGGACATATAAATAAAATGTATGATATTTATGCTCAGCGGTTTCATAATGTAGATACACATAGATTTGATATCAAACAGGAATTGGTCGCCAAGGCCGGATTATGGATAGCCAAGAAAAGATATGCCCAATGGATTATTAATTCAGAAGGTCATGTAGTTAGTAAATTAGATGTAAAAGGATTGGATGTTGTTAGATCATCATTTCCACCGGCATTTAGAAAGTTCATGGCAGAGGTATTACATGATATTTTAAATGATATTGATAAACCAGACTTAGACGAAAAGATATTGAATTTTAAAGAACATATGAAGACATTAGACATTTTAGAAGTAATGTTCCCTACTGGTGTTAAGAATATTAAAAAATGGCAGGTACGAGGGCCAATATTTAGTCCTAGGAAATTAGGAACTCCAGTACATGTAAAATCTGCTATGAATTATAATGATTTATTAAAGAAATATAATATTAAAGCAGTAAGGGGTGTAATTAACGGAGAAAAGATTCGTTGGACATATCTAAAGCCAAATTCATTAGGGATGACACAATGTGCATTGAAAGGATATGATGACCCAGAACCAATAGTAAATATTATAAAAGAAAATATAGATTATAATAAAATATTTAAATCTGCATTTTCAAATAAGTTAAATGATTTTTATGGAGCTATGAAATGGGGGACAATACCTGAAAATAATAATTTAGGAAAATTCTTCTCATTTGCTTAGGATTATTGACAAAAATTTATTATATTTAGATAAATAAAAGTTATATGTACGGAAAAAGTTTTTGGTACGGCCGCGAAGTAGAAGGCCGATTTAGTGATATAGATACGGTATTTGTAAGAGGATCCGTTCCTGATAATTATAAAGATTATCCACATATCTATTTTACTATTGAATATGTAGAAATGGCCTGTGTACATGGCAATTGGGATGATATTCATGATATATTAGAAACAAACCAAATAGTTACCTTAGAGGCAAATGCAAAGACTATTGATAGAATACCAATGTCAGTGTTTAATAGAGCACATATTATTTATAGAATTGCAGATATAAATGTTGAAAAATTAAAACAAACAGATACTATAAGTATAGATGCTGGTTGGTATAGAGTACATCAAATCACAAAATGTCATATGATGGATATAAAACCAGATGATTATAAATTTGATAGAATTGAAAAGTAATATGAGAAATTTATTTTATTTTGGATTAGAACCACTTAAGGCTAGATATACATATCAGTTATGTAAAGAATGGATGCCTAAGACATTTGAACAATATGGAGATAAATTAAATTTTATTGAAGTAGAAGGAGATTTTGACCCAGATCAAGAAATTAAGGTAGGAGCTGTATTAGATGCTATCGGAAGAGGCAAATATAGTTTATCTCAATGTCAGAATTTTTTGCAAATGTTGTATAATGATGAGGTTGTAGATGGTGATATCATATTTCTACAAGATTTTTGGACACCTGGTGTAGAGGCTATATGGTATGCTTTAGATTTATATGGATACAAAGATATTAAGGTATATACTATGTTACATGCACAGTCAGTAGATGAATATGATTTTACATATGCAATGAAAGATTGGATGAGACCATATGAATTAGGTTTGGATAAAAGATTAACAGGAATATTTGTTGGTAGTTCGGTTCATAAGCATGAGTTACGGGAAGCTGGATTTGAAGCTCCTATACATGTAGTATCATTACCAATTCATAAACAGGCAACCTTAACTAAATTGCCGTCTGGAACATATAAAAAGAAAAATACAATTGTATATTCATCTAGGTTAGATAAAGAAAAGAATCCATATTTTATGATGAAGGTCGCCGAAAGTTTTTTAGAATATCATCCAACATATGAGTGGCATGTTACAACATCAGGGAATTCGTTTAGAAGTATGTTACCTGGAGTAGTAGATGCCTTAGAAGAATTAGCTAAACATCAGCCGAGATTTAAATTATTATCCGGATTGACCAAACAAGAATATTATACAGAATTGGCTACATGTAAGATACAATTTAATACATCATTACAAGATTATGTATCATGGACAGTCATTGAAAGTACAGCATTTGGCGCTGATATAGTATTTCCAAAATTTAAAAGTTTTCCAGAATTTATCCCGGAAGATAGAATGTATAGGCCATTTGATGTTGCAGATGCATTAGAAGTTATCGAAGATGTATTAGAATCACCTAAGGTCCATCCACAAATAGTAGATAGATCGGATTTAGGTAGACGAATGGAAGGATATATTATTGCTAATGATTATGACAAAGAAATTTGTGTTTGGCATGAAAAGGAATTATGTGAAGCATTATTAACACAAGAAGAATTAGACGAATGAAAGATTTAATTTATTATCCGTCATTATCAGCAGGAGGTTGTGCCGGCGACTTTAAAAAGAATAAAGAAGTTAAGCCAGGATTATCTTGTAGGTTTTATGACAAAGATTTTCCGGAAAGGTGGAGACATCCATATTTTCTAATAACTGCCGGCCATCATTATAAATGGATGGATGCAAGAGATAGATATGGCTTAGATGATGACGTATTAGTGTTAGGAGATTCGGGTGGATTTCAATTGGCAACAGGTGCCATTAAATGGGACCCTAAATTTAAAGAAACTATTTTTAATTGGTTAGAAGCCAATTGTGATTTAGGTGTTAATTTAGATATACCACCGAGAGCTAAATATGATGGCAAGTTTTATGAATGTATGAACATTAGTTATGATAATTTTAAATATTTTGCAGATAACCAATCAGGTAAATGCAAATTTTTAAATGTCATACAAGGTAATAATGTTGAGGAATATGAAGCTTGGTATCAAAAAATGAAGGATTTTGAATTTAATGGTTGGTGTATAGGAGGTGCTCAAAAGCGGGTAACAATGTTTATGTCAGCATTAGTTCCGATGATCAGGAATAGGGAATTTGATAAGGTAAGAAATGGATTTGTGCATGTATTAGGGATATCAAAAATATCTGATTTTTTCATGTTAAGTTTCTTCCAAAAGATGTTAAATAAATATCACGGAGGAAGAATCCAAGTATCAACAGATTCATCATCACCAGGATTATATCCTGTATATGGAACATACCTTCATTCAGCGCAATTAAGTAAAATGACCTTTACAGATTTATATTTTCCTAAAGGAGATAATTTACCATATAATGCAGATGATTTGGTTCCTAATCCATTAGGACATCCAGTATCAGAGGGATTTACATTTGGAGAG